GAACATCTCGACCAACTCGCGGCTCACGTTCGGCCTCGCCGACTCGCCCGATCTCGGGTCGATCTCGCAGAGCGTCGAGGTCAAGACCAGCCGCACCGTGACCAACGGCACCGGCGCCGGGCAGGCCAACGCCGCATGGTCAGCCCGCGTGACGCTGCCGGCCGGGCAGGTCTACTCGCTCGACCTCACCGACCTCTCGCTGTCGGCGTTCAACCTCGCCGGCAAGGTGTCGTTCACGACGCTCAAGGATGTGATCGTCGTGAACAACAGCACGACGGCTGGGCGGCACTTGCTCTACGGCGTGATCTCGCCGGCCGACACGACCGGCTACGCCGCACGGCTCAACCGCGGTGCCGACTACCGCTGGTCGGACTACCAAGACGGCATCGCGGTGACGGCTGGTAACAAGATGGTCTACATCGCCAACCCGTCGGCCGGGAGCATCACGTTCGACATCGCCCTCGCTGGCGTCGGCACATTCTCGGATACCTGACCATGACGCCGGAAGCGGTCGAGGCCTCGATCAACGCGTTCTTATCTCGCGCCCGCGAGCAGTCCCGCGACGGGCTGACCTGGGCCGAGTTCGGCTCGTTGACGCTCGACCTGTTGAAGCTGGCGATCGTCGGGCTGGACAGCGTCAACGCCATGAGCGGCCCGGCGAAGCGTGCGGCGGCTCTCGGCGCCGTGGGCCTGCTGTTCGACGCCGCGGCCGGGGCTGCAGTGCCGTGGGCCGCGTGGCCGCTCTGGGCTGCGGCCCGGCCCATCGTCCGTGTCACGCTCCTGGCGTTCGCCGGCGGCTTGCTTGAATCACTTCTCCCCACCGTGAGGGCATCCGCATGATCACCCTGCTCCTCGTCGGGGCCGCCCTGGCCTACCTCTTCTGGCCGCGTGGTGCCGCCCCTGCCGTGCCGGCCGCGGCCGACTTGTTCCGCGTGCCGCCGCAGGTGGTGCCGGCCACGACGCCGGCTGCCGCCCCCGACGCTCGGGCCGCGATCGACTCGCTGCTGGCCGTCCGCGACCGGCTGGCCGCCGCCGGGCCGCTGGACGAGGAGTCGAGCAAGAGCGTCGATCGCCTCTGGCTTGAGCTCTTGCACGGGAGTGCCAAGCGATGAACCGCCAGCACATCATCGCCGCCGCCCTGATCGCCGGCGCCCTGCTCGCCGCCGCGGTCGAGTTCGCCCCGCGGGCCGCCCCAGTGCCACCGGCCGGAGCCCTCGACCTTCGCGGGAAGTTCGTCGGCAGCACAGCCGCCGAAGACGCCGCCGCCCTGGCCGGGCTCTGCCGTGGCATCGCCGAGGCTCTTGAGCGTGACGCCGCCGGCACCACGCCGAGGATCACCACCGGCGTGCAGCTGGAGGATCTCCGCATCGCGGCGTCTGAGGGGCGCTTCCTGCCGCGGTCGCTGTCCCGCGAGCAGCCGCACGCGGTGGCCGCCGCCGGCCGCTACCTCGACAGCGTGGTCGGCACCTCCGGCGGTCCGCTGGCGGCCGACGCCCGGGCTCGGTGGGTCGAAGCGTTCCGCACACTGGCCCAAGCGGCCGAGGAGGCCGTGCGATGAGGGCGTTTTTCTGGTTTTTGGCTGACATGGGCTGGTTTCTCGCGACGGCGACGTTGTCGCTGCTCGTGGCCTGTGCCGTGGTGGCCACGCCGATCTGGCTGGGGCTGATCTACGCCGAGGTGCAGGCGATCCGTGCGGAGCACGCTGTATGCGACTGCCACTGCGGCCGGCGGTGCGACGACGACGGCCCCGGGCCGGTTCTGCCTCGCGTGCTGCCGCGGCTGCGGAACCTCCGCGAGGAGGGCGGCGAGTGAGTCACCGTCAGGCCCGCTGGACGTTCTCGGCGATCGCGTTCGTGGTCGTGGCTGCCCTGCTCGGGGCCACCGTGGATCACTACTGGCACCTCGTGCTGCGGCGCGTGGATCGCCAGTTCGGGACCGGTTACGTGCCCAACCCCGAGGGCACGCGGGCGTTCCTGCGGGAGCTCGACCAGCCGACGTTCCGCGAGGCCGGGGCAGAGGTGATCCGGGCCGCCCGCGGCGTGGACGCCTACCTGTACCGCTACGCCGACCGGGCACACCGTGCCCGCTACGGCACGCCGTTCGGCCCGCTCAACCAGGGCTCGATCGGGACGTGCGTCTCGTTCGGCTGGGGCACCGGCAGCTACGTCGGGCAGTGCGTGGACTGGTCGCAGGGCGGGCTGTCGGAGCCGCCGCTCGAGGTGGCCACGGAACCGCTCTACGCGGGCAGCAGGACCGAGGGCCGCCTGCCTCCCGTGCAGTTCGCCGGCTACTCCGACGGCAGCTACGGCGCCGCCGCGGCCCGCTGGGTGTCGGGGCTCAAGACCGGCCGCGGCGGCATCCTCTACCGCCAGAAGTACGGCGAGCATGACCTGACGCAGTACGAGATTCCGCGGGCCAAGGAGTGGGGCGCCCGCGGCTGCCCGCCCGATCTCGCCAAGCTCGCCAACCAGCACACCGCCAGAGCCGTCGCGCTCTGCGAAACGTGGGAGCAACTGACGGCAGCCCTGGAGTCGGGCATGTGCGTGCCGATCTGCAGCAACGTCGGCTTCCGCGACCAGGACCGCGACGCCGACGGATTCCTTGCCCGCCGTGGGAACTGGGCTCACTGCATGGTCGTGATCGGCGTGAAGTACGCCCGCAACAACGGCCCGGGCTCGCCGCACCCGATGGCGAGCCCTCGGGACGGTGTGCTCGTGATGAACTCGTGGGGCGCCAACTGGGTCAAGGGTGGCAAGCATCCGCCCGACCAGCCCGACGGCTCTTTCTGGATGACGCGGGCCGACGCTGAACTGATCCTGTCGCAAGGCGACTCGTTCGTGATCGGTTCTGTGGACGGCTTCAAGGCCCGGAAGTTGGACAACAAGGATTGGGGCGGCGACGAGCGTGGCGTGGCCCGCGTGCTCGACAACTCCGCATGGGGAGGGCTCGCACTATGACCCTGTTTTCGCTCGTGGTCTGGGCCGTCTTCGGCGCCGTTGCCGGCGGCATCGCCCGCGCCCTCGTGCCGGGCCGCATGCCGGCCGGCTGGCTGCCCACCATCCTCCTCGGCTGTCTTGGCAGCATCGTCGGCGGCTTGCCGTTCGGCGCCGGGCCGGCCGGGCTCGTCGGCTCGATCGTCGGGGCCGTGGTCGTTGTCTGCCTGCACTCGTGGTACTCGGAGGGCCAGTCGTGACCGACACGCACAAGAAGCTCGCCGCCGGCGCCGTGCTGCTGATGGCCGTGACGTGGTGGGCCGCCACCGCACCCGAGTCGCCCGTGCGACCGAAGCCGCCGAGGCCCGACCGGCCGGTGCTGCGCTTCTTGGGCAAGCTCGCGATCGTGGCAGCCAAGTTCGGGCTGACCGCCCTCGTCTTCCTCGAGCCGCCGCCGCCCGACGCCGACGAAGTCCAGCTGTCGCACGCGGCGCTCGGGAGCGACGGGCACCAACTGCTGCGGAATGAGGTGTGGTAATGAGCACTCGCGTCGAAGCGATTTCGTTCCCCGACTACAGCGGCGTTCGTTGCCTGATGATGCCGTACATCCAAGGCGACCCGGAATCCGTTCCGGACGGATACGCGTCCTACGCGGCAATCATTGAGTCGCTCGCCATTGAGCGTGGACAAGTCGGCTACCTGACGATCGACGAGTCGCCGGTCGTCGCTGGCAAGCCACACCGCGGAGACCGCGCAAAGCACGGAAGGGCAATCCACACCGAAGCGGGCGTGTCGAGCGGCGTCTACGGATGGGGCCGCTGCAACGTCTGGGGCGGCCGCCACGCCGTCACGCTTGATCACGGCGTTCGCATCCTTCTGGCAAACAGCCTGGGCGCGACGTGCGCCATCTGGGACGCCGAGCACTATGACACGACTGAGGACGGCGACATCGGTCACGTTTCCGACCTGTACCCGCTGTCCGATGCTGAAATCATGGAAGCGGGAGACGTTCACGAAATCGGCATCCTGACACCTCACGAAAGCCTGCCGGTCAAGCGGGCCGGCCGCCGGCAATTCCTGCGCATTGTCGGCAGGGGCGTCCACGGACGCGAGCCCTACTTCACTCGCAACCCTCTATTGGAGTCGGCGTGATGCACTCCCTATGGCATTGGATCCTCTGGTGTCTCGCCGCCCTGTCGCACGACCCCGCGTCGCTCGACGCCGAGCGTGCCCGGTGTGCGGGCGCCGTCAACGTGGCCTACGCGGCCATCGCCCAGGAGCCGGCGACGCCGCCGAAACGTGAACCGCCCGCTGATTCACGCCCGGCCGTAAAGCCGGTGCCAGACATGCCGCCGCTGCCGCCGGCGGCGCCGTGCCTGCAGTGCAGCGGCACCGGGCGCATCTATCGCAGCGACGGCGGGTGGGTGCGGTGCCCGTGCGGTGCGTGCCCGACGGCACGTTGCCCGCAGAAACGGTGAGCAGCGTGGACCCGAGCGTGGACCGGATCACCGAGCTAGTCGCCGGCCAGACAGGCACGCTCGCCGGCGCGGCTGGGGCGGAACGCACGGCCGCCATCATGCGTCTCGTGCTGCGGCACTGGCCGCACGAGCACCTGCGGACGATCGCCCGGGAGGGCGGGCGGAATCACGCCGACTTGATCCACGTCGGCAAGCTGCTCAAGAGCCAAGTCCGCGAGCAGTACGAGGCCCGGCACGGCGTGTCGCCGACGTGGGGCATCGTGCTCGCCCCGCTGCTCGACGCGGTCTGGCTCGTGGTCGTCGAGTCGTGGTTCCGCGACGTCGACTTCCGCGTGACGCTGAGAGTGGTCAGCAAGCGGATCGCGGAGCGGGAGGCCTAGCTTCCGGCCCGTCGATCGCCAGCCAGTGCGTCACGTTCGACACCACGACGCCCGTCGATACGTGGACGAACTGGCCGCCCGCGTAGAACGCCTCATACCACACGCCGTGCGGCGTCCACACGAGCACCGAGTCGTTCGTGTGCTGCGGCGGCGTGGTGGCGGGGATCCAGTTCATCGCGTGGCCTCCGGCGGCTCGGGCAGCGGCATCCAGTGGCTAGGAGGTGCCGTCGGGCAGCCTTCGTCGTCCAGCCATCCGCCAATCGCCCCTCGCACGGACTGCACCGCGCCACTGTGCGACAGCCAGAACCCAAGAACTCGCCGCCCGATCTCAGGCAGCCGCTCGCTGACGGCGATCCAGCGGGGCCGCGTGAATGCGTCGGTGATGCCGTCAAGGATGCCACGCTGGGCGTCCAAGTACTCGCCAACCGCCGCGATCGCGTCATCGCCGCCGGCACGGATGCGGCGGTCGAGGTCTTTCATGTGGCCCATGTCACCTGTCCCAATAGATCGGATCGTTCTTCTCGGCTCGCTCCAGCGAATCCATGTCGTCGCCGTACTTCCATTCGGCATCGCACTCGTCGCAGTTCACGGTCTTCTCGCAGCCGATCTCGTCCAGTTCTGCGCCGCAGTCCGGGCACTCAAGTTGCTCGCCGTCTTCTTCAGTCGTTGCCATGTCATCCCTCCTTGTGGCCGGTCAGTCTAGCACCACCGTGCCCGGCGGCTCGTCGAGGTCGAGGGGCGGGAGCGTGACGCCGGCGGACTCGTCCGGGGCGATCGCCTCATCGACATAGACTTCCTGCATTTTTGGGTCCGCGTGATCAAGCAGGCGGGTCGCCGCGGATCGCCCGCCGGCAAGGGCTGCGTAACTCGCGGCCGTGCGCCGCAGGCCGTGGAAGCCCCGGTACTGCACGCCGGCGAGCCGGCAGACCAACTTGAGCGACGACCAGTAGGACCGGGTCCGACGATCCCACGGCCAGACGAGGTCGGTCGGCTGGCGGCGGTGCTCCGCGAGCAGGGTGGCGAGCTCTGGCGTCAGAGCCCGCCGGATGTCGCGGGTCTGCCCCTTGCGGGTAGAGCCGAGGAACACCACCTGCCGGGCCTCTAGGTCGACCTGTGCCCACCGCAGGGCCAGGAGGGCCGATAGCCGCTCGCCTGTGACGGCGGCCGTCCAAAGCAACGTCGGCCACCACCAGCGGCTCGGCAGGCCGCCAGTGACGCCGTGCCGCTTGCGGGCCTGCCGGATCATCTTGGCGACGTCCTCGGCCGTATAGGCCCGCCCTAGCGGCAGCCGGCGTGGCACCTTGACCTTTGGCAACTCTGGGAAGTCGGCCGACCACTTCTTGCGGGCCGACATCTCCCACATGGCCCGGATCATCCGGCGATCCTTCTCGACGGTGGCGGCCGACGGCAGCCGGCCACGCCACCCGGGCGTCTCGGCTCGCCAGCGGAGGTACTCCGCCATGCGGACATCCTCGAGATCCGTCACGAGCGGCTCACGCTCAAGGTGCCTCGTCATGCGGTCGATCAACTGCTGGTAGTGGCTTTGGCTCACGCGGCCGAGCCCACGCAGCAGTGCGTACCTGCTGACCAACTCCCGCAGGGTGCTTATCGCGACCATCGTTCCATCCTCCGCCGGCAACCTCCATGTCTAGGTCGCGGTCAGCGGCGACGTGCCGCAGATCCGCTCCGTGCCGGGCGAGGCAGTAGTATACAACCGTTCACTTATCCGACTCCCGCCGCCTCCACTCGAACTTCGCCCGTCCATCCGATCCTACGTCGGGTCGGCTGGCGGGGACTGCGCGCGTTTGGTTTCTTGACCAAGTGCGGGTAGCACGTACTATGTGGGCATGGTTGCGATGACAGACATTTCGCCGGGACGGTGGCTCACGGTGCCGGAGGCCGTGGTGCATATGGGCTGCTCCGAGGCATGGGTGCGGACGCTTCTCGGCCGCGGCAAGCTGCCCGGGGCCAAGCGAATCGGGCAGCGGGTGTGGCTGATCCCAGAACGGGCCGCCACCGAGGCCCGAGACAGCCTCACGACGCGGGCGAAAAGCCGGCGGCACCTTGCAGTCCGGCCGCTGGCGGGCCGGAAGAAGAAAAAGCCGGCCAAGCGAGCCCGCCGGGCCTAGGTCCAGGCAGGCGGCGCTGGCACAAAGCCCCATTTCCGCCGCAGATTATGCGGCTTTCGGATTTTTTGGGTGGATCCCTTGCATCCCAAGTGACGATAGCTATAATGTGGGCATGACGCGGCGGACACCGCGGATGACACGACAGGGAGACGAGACGATGAACGCCGACCGCTGGAATCAGAACGACATCGAGGCCGCTGCCGCGTGGTACGTGGCCCACTCGACCGACGCCGACATTCAGTCCGAGCTGAACCTCGCTTTCCGTAGCCAGTGCGGCTACATGATCCACATCCTTATGCACGCCAAGGCGGCGCGTGCCGCCTGCCGCTGACCCTCCCAGCCCGCCGGCAATCGGGCCGGCGGGCAACACCACCACGAACACAGCAGGAACCCAAGCAATGAACAGCCCCATGATCGTGACCGTGCTGGGCCGCGAATACTGGATCACCGACGTTCTCGGCGTCGGGCCGCACATGCTCAAGGAAGGGTGCCACACGCAGTGCATCGTTCGCGGCAAGCGTGGCGCGACCTACCTGTACCAGGTTTGGGACAGCGGCGAGAAGCGGCTGATCAAGGGAAGCACTTGCTATCGCGAGTTCCCTAAGGTCGCGTCGGCCTGACCGTCCACGGGTGGCGACCGCACACAGGATTCCTCGGCCAAGGAGGGCCACGACATGCGATTCCCGAAGATCGACCGCGTGCTCCATTCCCTGCTCTGCGTCCGTCTCGGCCAGGAGCTCGGCACCTCCAGCGACGCCGCCCAGGCGATCGCCGCGGGCGTCGAACTGCTGATCAAAGCCGCCGCCGCTTTTTTGCCTTGACGAACTGACGGTAGCGGCTACTCTGTAGCCGTTAGTTGGGCACCACAAAACACAGTTTCTCCCGCAGTTTCTTAGCCCTTTGGTCTTTTCGCAGGCGGCGCGTAGGATTGCCGCCAACACCTGTACGACTGTTCACTACCCCCGCAGCACGCGGGGGCATCAAAGCGAGGGATTCGCATGGCACGGATGACGAGAGCGGCCCTCGAAAGGAGGGCCGATGGCAAACGAAAGGGAGCTCGACCGGCAGCTACGCCGGCTCAAAATCCGCGGGCACTCGCCCGAGGAAATCGCGGAGGCCGTCGGCAGGCCGCTCGCGTGGGTGCAGTCCCGGCTGGACACGCTGTGGCGGGACGCCCAG